GGTACAGCCGACAACGACGTGAACGCCATCAAGTCTATGGGAATGCTGCCTGAAGGTTATGTAGTTAATGACTTCCTAACCGATACAGACGCATTTTTCATCAAGACTGATGCGCCAAACGGCTTCAAGCATTTTGAGCGTATGCCTATGTCAACCAACATGGATCCAGACTTCGACACTGGTAACATGCGGTTCAAGGCTCGTGAGCGTTACAGCTTCGGCTTCTCAGACCCACGTTGTGTATTCGGTTCACCCGGCGCATAATTGTAGGCACAAAAGTAAAAGGGCGGCTTTCATGCCGCCCTTTTTTATTGTATAGTTTCTTCATCCCTGACAGACCTATCGGAGGTCTGACACTAGCCAAGACAGGAGATCTACATGGCTAATACTACCTTTTCAGGACCAGTCCGTTCAAAGGGCGGGTTCAACGTAATCAATGAAAGCAGCACCACAGGCGCAATTACAGAAACAGGTTTTTCTGTAAACTCAACTGGTCAGCTAATTTCCCTTGGAACTCGTAAGATTCAGACATTTGCAGTCAGTCTAGCCGACACAGATGCGGCTGATACCACTTATGCAGACAATGATGTTCTTGTGGAGATCGGCGAACTAAACACAGATCACCCTGATGCTCTGGTGACAGCGAGTAAGTTTTTCATCCACAAAGTTGTTCTTGGAATTACAACTGCTGCTGCAAGTGACGCCAACTCTTTGGCTAATCTACAGTTGAGTGCAACATCTGGCACAGCCACCAACACGGCTATTTCTTCAGGCACAGAGATTGTTGGTGCGGGAGTTACTTCATTCAACCCACGCATTTCTGCAACGGACTCAGTCACTGAGATTGATATTGACCTTGATGCTACCGCTGGAACATTCCATGTGTTTGAGCCAAATATCAGCGCAGCGATTGCAAGCAAGCACTTGTATATGGGTGCGGGTTCTACTTGTGACACAGCCTTGACAGCTTTCCGTGCTACTCTTGAAATAGAATACTCCGTATACTAAGAGGAGACTAACATGGCAGATGCTGTGACATCACAAACGCTTGTTGATAATCCAAAAACAGCGGTCTTAAAGTTTACCAACATATCGGATGGTACTGGAGAGAGCGCGGTCAAGAAGGTGGATGTATCTGCGTTAGCGGCAAACATAGACGGAAGCACCTGCACAAGAGCCACTATTGAGAAGATTTGGTGGCAGTGTAACGGCATGAAAGTCAAAATACTGTTTGACGCCTCGACGGATGATTTTTGTATCGAATTAGGTGAGAATCAGAGTGGTCATCACGATTACACCAGTTTTGGTGGGTTAACAAACCCAGCCAGTTCTGGTGTTACGGGTGACATTATGTTTACGACGGTGGGGCATTCGTCCGCTGACACCTATACAATTATCATGCAGGTTGGAAAAAGCTATTAACGATGGCTCGTAAACGCGCAAAGATGCCACCGCGCAATAAAAAGAATTTCCGTCCCACTAAAGCTGGGGCGGGGATGACTGAAGCTGGGGTAAAGGCTTATCGTAGAGCCAACCCTGGCTCTAAATTAAAGACAGCGGTTACAGGCAAAGTAAAAAAAGGCAGTAAAGACGCCAAGCGTAGAAAATCTTTTTGCGCTCGTAGTGCTGGACAAATGAAAAAGTTTCCGAAGGCTGCTAAAAATCCTAACAGTCGCCTTCGTCAAGCAAGGCGGAGATGGAAATGTTAAATCTATTGATGACCGCCGCGTTAGGTTTTTTGGCTTGGATAGCCGTGTCTGTCGTTGATCTAAAAACAGAGACAGCGGTTATTTCTGTCAAGGTTGATGAGAACCACAAGATGCTTACTACCTTGTGGCAGGATTATATTAGGAGAGCGGAAGATGGGAATCTCGCGTGGGTCACTCGCAAACCAAATTTCAAAGCCACCTCAGAAGCGGAAGTTCAAGAAGATTCGTAAACTCAAAACAAAAAAGAGAGTGAGAAATGCCTAAAGATGCATGCTATCACAAAGTTAAGGCGCGATATCGCGTTTTCCCGTCGGCGTATGCAAGCGGTGCCATCGCGAAGTGCAGGAAAGTTGGAGCCGCCAACTATGGAACCGGAGGCAAAAAGAAAAAGAAAAAAGCCCACGGCGGAGTACACGATCAAAGACCAAAACGAGCTTTTAAGGGAAAAGCTGTAAGAGGAACTGCCGTAGCGCGAGGTTGTGGCGCGATAATGTCGTCAAAACGAAAACGCACTCAGGGTGCAGTAAGTCAGTCTTGATACATGTATTCTTGCTTATGGTTTATTTGGGAACAGGAGATGACAGACGTTTGATGAGCGCAGACATGTATTTTAGGTCTGTAACAGAATGTAACTATTTTGCTGCTGAAGTTTCAAAAAGGTACGGAAACTACAGGCATAGAGATTATTTAGACCCAAAGGACCGAGTCACCGCTTACTGTGTGCCAAAGTATATTGAAGAAGGAAGCGTGGAGATTTACTAATGGATCCGGTCACTGTCATGGCTACAGCCACTGCTGCTTTTAATGCCGTAAAAAAAGGCATGCAGATTGGTCGTGACATAGAAAGTATGGCATCTGACCTTGGTAGATGGATGGGCGCACTTAGTGACCTGGACATGCTGGAAAAGGAAGCTAAGAATCCTCCAATATTTAAGAAGTTGTTTGCTGGCAAGTCCGTTGAACAAGAGGCAATGGAGACATTTGCAGCAAAGCGAAATGCTGAACAGCAAAGAACCGACTTAAAAAACTTCATAGGTATGATGTATGGCAAGTCCAAGTGGGACGAGCTTATTGCTATGGAAGGTAAGATCAGGAAACAGCGTCAAGAAACTTTGTATATTCAAAGGCAACGCAGGCGCAAGTTTGTGGAGATCGTTGCTTGGATTATTATGGGTATTGTTGGTGTATGCCTGTTACTTGGTTTTATTGTTTTCTTAAAAGGGACAGTTGCGAAGGCTATTGCAACTCCTGAGTATGTTACATGCAGGCTCAAAGGTTGTGATCTTATAGACGACCAACGTGTTTGTATATATCATGGGCCAAACAATACCGTTGACAGTGTGTGGTTAGACCCAATCGAATACTTTCCAAAAGAAATACAGTGTAAGTATAAACCAAATGAGAAAAAACCGCCTACTGTCCGTGAGACGTTAGATGCGATCAGAAAGTCAAGGAAATAGACAATGGCTGTACGCAAGACGAAAGAGGGCTTGGCTCTTAAAAGATGGTTTAAGGAGAAGTGGACGGACCAGCGTACGGGCAAACCGTGTGGCCGTCGCAAAGGTGAAAAACGGGGTACTCCATATTGTCGCCCCTCTAAAAGAATTTCCAGTAAAACACCTAAAACTGGTAGCGAAATGACAGCAGCGGAAAAGCGTAGTAGGATCGCGCAGAAGAAACGCATTGGTCAACCAGCCGGAAAGCCCCGGCGTGTAAAGGCAGTAAGGAGAAAAAAACGTGGCAAGTAAAAAGTTCCCGGACTTGAACAAAGATGGCAAGGTTACGAAAGCTGACATTCTAAAGGGACGTGGTGTTCCTGGTTTTGGGCATGGTGGTGTAATGTGTTCACCACGCAAGGAAATGGCTGGAGCTATGAAAATGCCAACGAGAAATGGCGCTACACGACGTTCTTAAAGATTGGGTTGTATCAGAACTTAGTGTGCCTCATGCATCTGTTAACGGGCATGCTTTGTGTCCGTTTGCTAAAAACGCCTGGTTTGCAAACAAGGTTAAGCTTCGCGAAGAAAAAGATAACCTATGGGATGCAGTGTATGAGGAGATACAAGCTTTTGATGATACATACCAGGTCGTAATTTGTGCTAGTTATTTGCATAAACAAAGTTACGACGACTTGGAAGCCTCTTGTTTTGCACTAAACGGGTGGTTAGCAACGACAGGTCATGACATTTGGTTGTTAGCCTTTAAAGAAAAAAAGTTAAGTATGGTGTTTATACAACGCTTGACAGATATTGATAACGCTAGTGCAAAGCTGGAATCTTTGGGGTATTATTCAAACTACGAGGATCAAGACTATCAACGCTTAGTTAAACATCGTAAGGACAGGAGAATAAGTTATGATGAAAAAACCAATGCGTAAAATGCGTGGTGGCATGGGCACAAAGAAAAAAGCCATGCGTGGCGGCGGCACTATGATGAAAAAGCCAGTTATGGCAAAAAAAGGTAAAGCCATGCGTAAAATGCGCGGTGGCACTATGAAGAGAAAGTAAATGGCAACTTCGGGTTCACGGGACTTTGATCTCGACGTAGCAGAAATTATTGAGGAAGCGTATGAACGGTGTGGGCTTGAGGTTCGCACTGGATACGATGCTCGTACTGCGAGACGGTCCCTGAACCTAATGTTTGCTGATTGGGCAAACAGAGGTTTAAATCTCTGGACTGTTACACAAGCTACGCAGGCTTTGACCGCAGGCACAGCCAGTTATACCTTCGATACAACTTACACAGACCTACTAGAAGTTGTTCTTCGTAGAAGTGGCACTGATTTTCAATTAACAAGAATGTCTAGAAGTGAATATTTGACCATCCCTAACAAGACAACTCAGGGCAGGCCAAGTCAGTATTTCTATGATCGTCA